TTGAGACTCAAAATGTTACTGAGCCATTACCTCTAATTATTGAAGCTGACGCAGAAGTAGTAGATGGCTAAAAAGAAAAATCTATTTGGTGTAAATACTTATCATAAAAGGACCAGGAAAAAGCGACCAGGTAGGCATAGTAAGAAACCCAATAAAAATACAAAAGAATTTAAAAGGAAAAGATATAGAGGACAAGGTAGATGAAGAGATCAAATTTTTATCCTAATGGAGTGTTTATACCTTATCAAATGCCACAAGATTTTAGACCATCACAAGGGAGAGGGTCATGTGGTAACTGCGGATTATATTCTAATAAACATAGTTTTTGTGGAGTGTATCGAACTAGAGGGGTCAAAGATACTTACGTTTGCAATAAATGGCGACAAAGACATTTTAAAAGATAATGGAACTTATAATTTTAAATGATGGTGTTTATCAATTAATCCCTGTAACAAAAGACATTCTTAAAGGTATTGAGATCATAAGTGAAGCTACTTGTTTTGATGTGTGCGATATTTTAAGACTCAAACTAACAGGATATGTAGATAGTCTTAACCTCCATGTTATGAATGATGGCTCAGGTTATCTTTTTGGGTGCATTTGTAGATAATTAATGCTATTTACAATTCATGGCAAAATTCAAAGGCAGATCTGTAAAATTAAATAAACCATTTAGGACTCCATCAGCTTCTAAAAAGTTTGGCGTTTATGTAAGAAATAAATCAACTGGTAGAATACAAATAGTTCGCTTTGGTGCAAAAGGGATGAGTATTAAGAAAAATATACCATCAAGACAAAAAAGTTTCTTTGCTCGGTTTAGACCAATACTAGCAAGAGTAAGAGGTCAAAAAAGTCTCAGTCCCGCTTTCTGGGCAATTCAAAGTTGGAAAAAAGGATTTAGAATATGAGCTTATGGTTAAGAAAATTAGTTGTTAAGATTAGAATGAAATACGCTGACATAAGAGGTCATCATGGCAAAAGATGGGATTATGAGCCAGGAGATTATTATATGGGTAGAAGGAAAAAGAAATGAAAAAACTAGCACTATCTGATAACACAGGAATACAATTACCAGCTAGAAATCTGATAACAATAATAGGCGCATGTTTGGTTGGTGCATGGTTTGGATTTGGAGTCATTGAACGTATAAATGTATTAGAGACCCAAAACAAACTTAATTCAAAAGACATAGAAATGAATACTGAGTTTAGAATAAAGTGGCCGTTAGGAGAGTTAGGTTCACTCCCAGCTGATAGTGAACAATTTTTACTGATCGAAGATTTAGTAAAGGATGTAGAGAAAATTCAAGAACAAATGGAGTCTATGATGCACAACAAAGTAAATATTCAAAGACTTCAAAAAGATGTAGATAAAATTATTGACCAATTAGAAATTGTCAAAGACAAGGTAAGAGCAAATGGAGGATACAAATGATTGAGGTAGTTGTAGCATTAATTTTAACTTTAAATGGTTCTGTAATAGAGCATGTTTATAAAGATAAATTAAGCGATTGTTTGAAATCAAAGCGTGTAGCAGAACGGGAAGTTAATCCTGAAAGAGTCGTATTTAGTTGTAAAAAGGTAAAGGCAAAAACAGAGATTTACATGGGTCAAAAGAAAATATTAAAGATTATTGAATGATGCAAAAATACACAGATCTGGAAAAAAAGGTTTTAAAACCACTTGCAAAAAATAAACTTAATTTAAAAAATAAAGGCACAGCTGATTTAGAGGTACAAATAGAAACTCTTAAAAAAGAAATAGATACTCTTAAAGCTGTAATAGATTTAAAAGATTTTGAAATATCTACATTGTCAAATAATCTTAAAAAAGAGAAGGATGAACATAATAAAAAGATTGTTGATAAGTGGTTAGACGATTTAACAAACAATACTCCACATGCTGAGCAATTCAAATGAAGTTTGTACTAACGCTGGTCATGTGTTCAATTATAGAAGGTAAAACTACATGCTTACCACCATTTCAATCACAAATAGAATATGTAGATGCTTATGATTGTATGATTGATGGATACCAAAAATCGCATGATAAAATAGTAGAACTTGGTAGAGAAGATGTTAATAAATTTAATATCTATATAAGATTTGGATGTAATGAAAGTCAATCTAACAAAACCCCAATATCGAGTATCAACTTCAAATAAAAGATTTAGAGTCCTTATTAGTGGTCGTAGATTTGGTAAAACATTTTTAACAATTATTGAGATGATGAAATACGCATCTCAACCTAATCAAACTATTTGGTATATTGCACCAACTCTAAAAATGGCAAAAGAGATTTGTTGGAATGATCTTAAAGAAACTTTGAATAAATACAAATGGGTAGAAGATATAAACGAAACTACTCTCACTATTAGGATAAGAAAAACTAATAGCATCATATCACTAAAGGGAGCTGAGAACTTTGATAGTTTGAGAGGTAGTGGAATAGACTTTTTGGTTCTTGACGAATTTGCTGACATTGACAAAAGGACTTGGTTTGAAGTTTTAAGAGCTAGTGTTGCAGATACAAAAGGCAAAGTGCTTATGTGTGGAACTCCAAGAGGTTATGGAAACTGGTCCTATGAAATGTATTTAAAAGGAAAGCATGATGACGAGTGGGAGTCTTTTCAATATACGACTCTACAAGGTGGTATTGTTACAAAAGAAGAGTTAGAACAAGCTAAACAAGATATTGACATAAGAACATTTAGACAAGAGTTTGAAGGCACTTTTGAAAACTATGCTGGTCAAGTTTATTACAATTTCCACCCTGTTGAGAGTGTCAAAGACTATAAGCTAGATTTATCAAAACCATTACATATTGGTATGGATTTTAACGTTGACCCAATGTCATGTTGTGTAGCTCACATAGAAAAAGATAAGGTTTATTTTGTTGACGAAATAGTAATCTATTCAAGTAATACTGATGAAATGTGCCAAGAAATAAGAGATAGATATGGAAGTAAAGCTAAAATATTTGTCTATCCTGATCCTGCTTGCAAACAAAGAAAAACAAGTGCTGGAGGTAGAACTGATTTGTCTATCCTTCAAAACTCTGGCTTCAATGTTAAAGTTAAAAACAAACACACAGCAATTAGAGATCGAGTCAATAATGTAAATTCAAGACTTAAAGATTCAAATGGCGAAAGGCATATTTTCATTGGAAAAAATTTAAAAATATTGTTAAAAGGATTACAAAGACAAATTTATAAGGAAAACACAAACATTCCAGATAAAGAGGAAGGATTCGACCACATGAATGATGCTCTAGGATATTTGATAGACTATATAAAACCTTTGACTATTAAAACTCCTGGTAGTATTCCTCAAAGATGGAATCTAAAAGGAAATTATGGCGTACAGCAAAGACGAGGCACTAGATACTCATAAAGATTATAGAGAGACTATTAATAATTGGGAGTATTTTATTAGAAGTTATAATGGTGGTTATGACTACACAATAGGTCAATACTTAAATAGATATAATCTTGAATTAGATAACGAGTTCAATCAAAGACTTGCTAATACTCCATGCGATAATCATTGTAAAAATATTATTCAAATTTATTCATCATTTCTTTTTAGAGTAAAACCATCAAGAGACTTTGGTTCTATGAGTGAAGAACCTAGTTTAGAATCATTCTTAAAAGACGCTGACCTAGAAGGTAATAGTTTTAACAACGTAGTTAAACAAGCTCAAAACTATGCTTCAATCTATGGTCATTGTTTTATGATTTTAGATAAACCAACAATACAAACAAGAACAAGGGCAGACGAACTTAATCAAGATATAAGACCTTATATTTCTATTGTGACTCCAGAAAATGTTTTGGATTGGAATTTCAAAAGAGAAGTAAATGGTAAATATTATTTAGATTATTTAAAAATAAGAGAAGAGGTAGATAAAGATGGAGGAACGTATTTTAGAATTTGGTATCCTGATAGAATAGATACTCTTTATCAAAAAGATCAACAAGACCCTTCCGTTATAGATACTGCCGATAATCTGATTGGCAAAATACCAGCAGTTATTTTATACAATTCTAAATCGCACAAGAGAGGAATTGGTCAATCAGACCTTACTGATATTGCTGACTTACAAAAATCAATTTATAATGAATATAGCGAAATAGAACAATTAATTAGATTAACGAATCATCCATCATTAGTTAAGACTCCAAGTGTCAATGCAAGTGCTGGAGCTGGTGCTGTAATCGAAATGCCTGACGAAATAGAACCAAACTTAAAACCATATTTACTTCAACCATCAGGAGCTAACTTAAATGCAATTATGGATTCAATCCAACACAAAGTAGAAGCTATAAATAGAATTGCACACACAGGAGCTATTAGAACTACCAAACAACAAGTATCAAGTGGAATAGCTTTACAAACTGAATTTGAATTACTTAATGCTAGACTATCAGAAAAAGCTGATAATTTAGAAATAGCAGAGGAACAAATTTTTAGATTATATGCACTATTTCAAAATGTTAATTATGATGGAGAGATAAATTATCCTGATAGTTTTAACATAAGAGATTACGCTACTGACCTTCAATTTTTCTCAATGGCAAAAGCAATGAATTTACAATCTCCAACTTTTAATAAAGAAGTAGATAAGGAAATTGTAAGAGCTGTAATTGATGATGATGATAAACTAACCCAAGCATTTGACGAAATAGATGGTCAAGCTGAAGTAGGTCAATTCACACAAGACGAAGTTCAAGAAGAAGATGTTGAAGAGGAGGAGGTATAAACCCCCTCCCTTTTTTAGTTTAATCCAAACCTCTTTGACCAGGTTTATTATAGCCACCTTCAAGAGCAGTATAATCAACATTTCTCTCTTGCCATCCAAACTTAAACGTAGTTCCTAATGGTAAGCAAAACAAATGATATTGATTTACTGTATCATGAAGTCTTGACTCTTTTGGATAAAGCTCAATAGCTTCAACCTCATTTCCAACAAGTTCATTTTTAATTTGTTGAAAGTGTCTCCAGTCATGGATAGCTTTTTTATCTTTTCTTTTGATAGAAATGTAAGTGCATTTTCCTTTATAAAGTGGATTATGAACTAAAGAGTCAGCATTCTTTTTTCTATAAACCCAAACTTCATAAATGTCATTTACCCAACATTCAATATCTATTCCAAACTTTTGATGTATTTGTTCAATCGTTTGGTTTAAAGCTCTCTCAAACTTTTGCATATTTATTTACCTCCTTCCTGTCCATTTTCTTTTTTTTGTTTTGACATTTCCTCTTGCTCCTCAAAAGTCATGTCCTTAAATTTAGGGTCATAAATATAAAACTTTAATTTAAGACCTTTTTCTTTAAGCTCTTTTATTTTTTGTGGACTCCAATAAAACATAAAGTTCTCCTTTTTTTTTATATTTACCCATTATACCAAATTGACTTTTGCAAAATTTTTGTTTTTGACGAACTGCTTGAAAAGTAGAAGGTCGAAAATTACAGGGGTTCAAAACTAGATGCGACACAAAAACACTTTTTGCATTTTTAAGGTTTTTTTGATAAGTCATTTTTATGGCTGATAAAGTAAGACAATTCACGATATATCGAATCAAAAATTTAGATAGAGCAGAGCAAGAATATTATAGAACATTACAAAGAACTTTAGATAAAATAGAAAATGATGTTGTTGCTTTAGCAGGTCGAGAACTACCAACTCAAAAAGGAAAACTTATAGAGTTGCAAGCAGCCGTAGCAATTCGACCTAAAATAAGAACTATCTTACAAACAGAGTTTTTAGGATGGGCTGACACAGTTACAAAAAAAGGATTTAATAGACAAGCAAAACGAATCGAGAGAGCTTTTAGAACTATTGGCAATATACCAGAGGAGTTTCTGGTCCTCACAAAAGGAGATTTAGAATTAGTTAAAAATTTAAAACTACAAACATTTACTCAATTCAAAGATATATCAAACACATTTACAAAAAGACTAGCTGACAAGATTTATCAAGATACACTTGTTGGTAGAGAATTTGTAGAATTAGAAAAAGAATTAAGACAAACGATCAATGGCATTTATAGTAAAACAAATGATAAAGAAGCACAAAAGCTAGTAAATTTCGTAAAAAGAAATAAAAATGTTAAATCAATGCAATCAAGAGTTGACAAAGCAGTTGCAACTTTACAATCAAAGTTTGGTAGAGATAGAGCTGGGGAAAACATGAGAAGATACTCTAGTCAATTATTGAATGATGGATTAAGAGAATTTGACGCCCAAGTTAATGCTAAAAAATCTCTTGATGCTGGTCTTACTCATGTCAAATATTTTGGAGACATAATTCCTGAAACAAGAAGGATTTGTAGAGATGTATTAAGTGGTGTATATAGAAAAAGGAAGAGTAATCTCTTCACTATTGACGAAGTGAGAAAACTATGGACTCAACAATCTTGGAGTGGCAAAAAGCCAGGAGACCCATTGGTTGTTAGAGGTGGTTATAATTGCAGACATCAATGGACTTACGTCAATCCTGATTGGTATGACGCAAATGGACAATTAATAATATAGGAGAAAAAATGTCAGAAGAACAAAAGGTTAATCAACCGCAAAATGATGCACAAGAAGTTGTGGCTAAAGAAACTAAAACTGACGAGGTAAAACAACAAAACACATTTACCCAAGAACAGCTTGATAACATTATCAAACAAAGACTTGAAGCTGAAAAACAAAAGCATCAAAGAATGTTAGATGAACAAAAGAAAAAAGAAGATGAAGCTCTTAAAGAAAAGCAAGTACAAGAAGCTAAAACAAAAGCTGATCTTGAAAATCTAATGAAACAAAGAATAGCTGAAAAAGACCAAGAAATAATGAATTACAAAGAAATGATGAAAAAAGAAAAGATTGATAATTCTTTATTGTCAGAAGCGTCTAAATACAAAGCTATTAATCCATCACAAGTAGTTGAGCTTGTTAAAAGCCAAGTAAGATTAAGTGATGACAATAGAATTGAAATACTTGATAATAATAAAAACATTAGGTATAACTCAAAAGGAGAGCTATTTACTATTGAAGATAAAGTAAAAGAGTTCCTAGATGCTAACCCACATTTCCGTCAAGGGTCTTACGCTGGAGCAGGAAGCCAGTCTAGTATCGAAGGTAAAACTGTAAAACCTTTTAATATTCAGGATTTAGATATGAGCAAGGCAGAAGATCGAAAACGATATGCTGAATATCGTAAAGAGAGAGACTCTGCTCCTGTTAGTATTAATTTAAACAATAAATAATAGAGGACAAAAACAATGGCAAACGAAAGCACAAGTTCTACACTATCGGAACTATACACAGAGATAGTGGCAGAGGCATTGTTCGTAGCAAGTGAGAGATCAATTATGAGACCACTTGTAAGAAACTATGCTGTGACTGGTGGTGGAAAGTCAGTTGAAGTTCCAATTTACTCAGCAGTTTCAGCTGCAGCAGTATCGGAAGCATCTGATTTATCTAACACAGCGATTGACCCTACTTCAAAAACTATTACTTGTTCAGAGCATGGAATAATGACCACGCTAACTGATCTAGGTAGAAACGCAGCACCAAGAAATGTTGCTGCAGATATTGGTAGATTATTTGGAGAAGCAATCGCAAAAAAAATAGACAAAGACTTAACTGCTCTATTCGGTGGTTTTTCAACTACTGTTGGTTCAGCTTCAACTGCAATGTCGGCAAGTTTAATCTTCCAAGCAGTAGCGAAGTTAAGAGCAGCAGGTGTACCTGGAGAAAATTTATCTGCAGTTATCCACCCACAAGTAGCATTTGATTTAAAATCAGGTCTTACAAATACATTTGCTAACCCTAACCCTGGTGTTGGTAATGAAGCATTAAGAACTGGTCTTGTAGGTCAAATAGCTGGAGTGAACATATTTGAAACTTCAAATATGACAGACTCATCTGGTAATGATCCAGGGTCAACTGGAGATTACAAAGGTGCTGTATTCCACTCTGATGCTTTAGGTCTAGCAATGATGCAAGATCTGAAAATCGAAACGCAGAGAGACGCAAGTCTCCGTGCAGACGAGATAGTAGCAACGGCAGTATATGGAGTTGGCGAATTAGATGACTCTAAAGGTTGTGAAGTCGAATCTGACTCATCAATCCAATAATAATTGGATACTTTGTGAGGGTGGGAGACTGCCCTCACATTAAAATTAAATGGAGGAATTATGGACATTAGATTAACGAATGGTAAAAAAATTATTGTAAAACCAAAAAAATACTATGAAGCTAATATAGGATTTTATCAAAGAAATGGTTTTGCTCCTGTCGATGAAGTAAAAAAAGAAATTAAAAAGGCGACAAAAAAAGACATTACTGATAAAGTAGTTAAACAAAAACCAAAGAGAAAAAAAAATGTTAAAAAAGTTAAAAAGAAAGTTTAGAAAGATTCTAAAGTGGATCGTAGGTAGTTATGGCTAATTTTACAGGGGCAGATGTAATTGTTGCAAGTGATGTAACGAAGTATCAACCTGATTGTTTTGAATTTGGAATTGCGTCAGGTTCTACAGAAGCAACTAATTTTTTTGCACAAACTACAAATGACATTTTAAGAGAATTAAGAATTAAATGGTGGCCAGTGTATAAAACAAATGTCTATACTGACATTACAGTTTTAAACACAGAAGAGATGGATAATACCAAAGTCAATCTGGACCAATTTGAACGAGCTGGTGTTTATTTATTTCTTGGAAGATTCTTATTACCAGCGTTGACTAAATTTCGACCAGAGGCAGAAAAAGATAGATTCGAGAGAATGGGAGAATATTATATGTCAGAATATAATAAAGAATTTAGATCAATACTTGAAGATGGTGTTGAGTATGATTCTAAACAAGATGCTTCTATTGGTGTCAATGAGAGAGAACCATTACACGGATTTAGAAGATTGACTAGATAATGCTTAATGTAAGAGTAATATCTAATCAAAAGCATGTCTCAAAAAAAATAGATCAATTCTTTAGACAAATACCAAGAGCTACAGAAAAAGCAGTACAACAAGCTGGGTTTCAATTAATAGCGATAATAAGAAAATTAACTAAACAAGGTGTTGATTTTAGGAGACGTAGATTTGCTCCATACTCGGAACAATATATTAAAAGATTACAAAGAGAAGGCAAAAGAACTAATGTTGATTTAATTTATAGTGGAGAAATGTTAGGTTCATTAACTTCAAAAGTAAGAGGTAAAGGTAAAGCAACTGTATTTTTTAACAGAGCAAGTACAATGAAAAGAGCTTTATTTAATCAAGTAATGAATAGTCCAACAAGAGAGTTTTTTGGGTTTGACAAAAGGACTGAACAAATTATACAAAAACAATTTAGGAAAACTGTAGAAAAATTAATGAAAAGAGTATGAGTGTAAGAGAAAATATAGCATCAAACGTAGCGTCAACAATAAGTGGTATTTCGAGTCCAA